GTTCGCGCAGCAGCGTCATGCCGGTAATGGCGTTAGGCGCTGCATCAACGAGGGCCTGGGCGACCCGCAGGGTGTCGGGACGCGGTTTGCAGACGATCTTGCGATAGCGCTTCTCGGGCAGGTTCAGGCAGTCTCTCTTGTGCTTGACGATTGCCAGACCCTTAAGCCGCTGGTAGAGCAAGGCGACCTCGTTCTTGCTCGGCTCGAAGGCGTGGTATTCGTCGCCGTCAAAGTCGCATGGATCATGCGGGCCTTCTTCCCGCAGCTTGCCGCACTTATTGCACTTCCGCTGGTCGTCTTTCCAGCCAATGCGCTTCTTGAAGGTGCCCACCGACTCGTAGGTCTGATCAACCATGAAGGCAAGCCGCTGTTCCATCGCCTTGGCGCTGCCCTCCTTCAGGAAGCCGGGCCAGGCGATCTCGCACTGACTCCACCAGTCCACGGGTGATTTCGACGACGGGGTGCCCGACATCTCGATGACGTAGCCGTCGTAGCCGTACTTCTCGCGGATCATGTCGGCAAGTCTCTGGCACGCCTCCGAGCGCTGGGCCGCGGCATTCTTGCACCGGCTCGACTCGTCGCAAATGAATCCTTGCGGCAAGGCTTGCGATCCGTCCCAATGATCCACGACGGTCTTCAGGCCCTCGTAGGTGAAGAATTCCACCTGAATCCTGTCGAAGGGGAAGTGCCACTTGCGCAGTTCCCGCTTGATGTTGGGCAGGCTGGTCTTGGGGCCGACCCACCACCACAGATCAACACCTGAGCGCTCCATGACTTCCTGGGCGGCGAGGGTCTTGCCCGTGCCCATTTCGGCGGCGAATATCTGGTAGTGGTACGTCAGGCCGGCGTCGGCCAAGTCGCGCTGATGCGGCATCAGCGGCCGCGCGTACTCGTGGCGCACGAGCGGTCGGTCGAACCACGCGAACACCTTCTCGCCCATCAGGAAGGCGAGTTGGAAGCGGTTGCGATGGCAATCCTCGACGGACCACATCTTCCGCGGGTTCTCCTCGTCGTAGCCGTGCCATCGCGAGTTGCGCATCGCCTTGATCTCGTCCTTGAGCGAGTAAGGCGACTCGACGAACCAGATGCGGCTATCTTTGCGCTCGATCTTGGCGGCAACCCGGATCAGGCTGCCCGAGTCGGTGCGGGTGGTCAGCTTGATGTTTTCGATCATCAGAGGGCACCTTGCTCGATCTGGTCGGCGATCTCGCGGAGCACCTGGGCTTCGTGCGATTTGGCAATGACGTGCCGCGGCCGGTCGAAGGTGTAGGCAAGGCGAGAGATTTCATCCGAAGTCGCCAAGACCCGTAGCCGAATGGAGGCGGCGATTCGTTCACGCTCGTTTACACGCACTTGTTCGCTCATGTGTTCCCCTACCAGTTAAATCACCGAATCCCGCAAGTCGGAACGGTGCTCAATCGAGAGACGGCAATCTCGCAGTAGCGTTCGTCGAGTTCGACGGCGATGCAGCGGCGTCCGAGCTGCTTTGCGGCCAGGGCCGTTGTGCCGCTCCCTGCGAAAGGGTCCAGGACCACTCCGCCATCCGGGGTCGAGAGCAGCATGAGGAGATACTTCATCAAGGCCAGAGGCTTCACGGTTGGATGATCGTTGCCTGCGCCGCGCTCCTTCTTGGTTGCCTTGCCGCAATAGAAGAACCGGCTTGCCCCGCCGAAATCGCCAGGATACTCACGGCTCTTGTGGTTGCTCGTGCCCCAAGCCGTTCCCCCGACGATCGCATTACGGCTGCACTCTGATTGCTTGCCGGTGACGCTCAGGATGCCGGTCTGATCGTCCAGTTGGGCGGCAGCATCCTTGTCCAGCAAGAGGTTCGCCGGCCAGCGGCCTTTGATCGATTCGATGAACTGGCTGCCCTTCTTCTCGGCCGACTGCTTGATTCTCTCGCCCTGCTTGCCGTGAAAAGTGGTGCCGTTGTGGTCGGCGTTGTACCTGTAACCCGGATTGTCACCGATGCGTCCGGCGTCGATGTTCATGCCGGCCATGCCCCACTTCTCGGCGTTGTGGGCCAGCGTCCCGTCAAGAGGCTTCATCGCCAGGACGATGGGTTCCCAGGCCGGCTTCAGGGCATTGGCCCAGCCCGTCCACTTGGCGGCCAGCGGCGTTGCCGGGGCCGTAATCGCGCATTCGGCCTCGGGATCGTGCAGGTCGCCATAGACTTCGTTGGTGCGGCCGTTGTCGGCAAGCGAGTATCCGGGCTGCCCGAGCTTCGTGCCGACAACTTCGCGCACCGCTCCCTTCGCCTTGTCGATCATCTTGCCTACGTCGGCCGCCTTCGGGAAACCCTGGCCATGAAGCCACATCAGGCAGTCCCGAATCTCCCAGCCAGCCTCTTCGATCGCGCAGGTCAGACGGTGATACGTCCGCGTACCGCCGAAGGCCAACATGAGCGCGCCGGGTTTGCCGACGCGGGCGACGGCCTGCCAATAGACGCAGCCGGGGACACCGTGGTCCCAGCCCTTGTCCATGAAGCTCAAACCGTATGGCGGATCGGTCACTACGAAGTCTACCGACGCCTCGGGCAGCGTCGGCAGCACGTCGAGCAGGTCGCCGTGGTAGATCGTGATGTCGTTCTTGTCGTAGTACGGCTGCAAGATTCACCAAGCCACAATGGTCGTGTAAGGGGCCGTTAGTTAAATCGCAGAACGTGTCCGAAATGGCGACTGCTAACGCCGCTTGTCTTCGAGATAGAAGGTCTGGTCCGGGGCTTCGCGCGGGCGGAAGTCGCCCCAGACGTTCAGGCCCACGGCATTGAAGAGGCCGTAGACTTTGTTGAAGCAGTAGCGCACCGAGGGTTCGGCCGTAGGGCTCGAACCGGATTTGACGGCATCGCGCCATTGGCCGAGCGTGCCGGTTATGACGGCGGCCAGCACCCCGCGGGCCAGGGTCTCCGCCGTCACAAACGGCATAGCCGCTGCAAACTGCAAGATGTCGAGCATGTCCCGCTCGTCCGCAGCCAGAAAGACGCTGAACGAGACGTGAGCCAGCAGACTTGGCGGCAGACCGACCGGGGCCTGGGGATCGCGCAGCGCCGCCAGGCAGCTCAGGAACCGCTCGGCGTCGGACAATTCCCGCCGGCAGGCATCCGCTTGCTGCGCAGGGCTGTAGCCCAGAATCTTGTGGCTAATGCCCAGGAACGTGCGGAAATCGACGTTCGGCTGTGTAACCAGGATTGCGTCAGGTTGCATCGCTCACTTCCACAAAGACAAAAGACGCCGCCGGGACTTGAACCCAGACCTCCGACCGGTCGCGGTCGGCGTGCTGCTTGAACACCACGGTGTCAAGAACCCCGCCGGGGCCTCGCGGCAAGTCCGGCAGGGAGCAAATGGACTAGCGGACGCGGCCGGACCCGGCCTCCTCTTCGACCCGTTCGATGCCGTTGTCCTTCACGGTGAGGAAAGCGACGATCTGCTTGCAGATCGCCTCCTCGGAGGGGACTTTGGGAAAAGGGGTCGAGCACTTCGTCACGAGCGGGGCGTGCCACGCGCCGTAACGGTTCTCGACCAACTTCGTCCGCAGGGTGACGGGGACCGCATCCCGCGGTTCCAGCCCGCTGACATCCTCGCCGGCCGCTTCCTTGGCCCGGATGCTCGCCTCGGTGATCGGCAGGTAGGGGAAGAGCCGCTTGGCTTCCCGCAAAGCGCTGGTGTTGCCGCAGAAGAACTCCAAGAACCGGGCCGTGGAACGCTCGTAAACCAGGAAGGAGATGCCGGCTTGGCAGTGGGAATTGGGCGTCTTGGTCCGCTCTTCGATCTCCTGGAAGGTCTTGGAGGCCCGGTCATAGCTGACGACGATGGCCTGCATGTCGCGCATGTCGATGGCCTTCGGCCGCCGTGCCAGCGGCAGGATGTCCACGGAGGTGCCGAGGTCGATGATCTCCTCCTCGGACTCCTTGATGCCGTAGTGGCCCTGGGGGATGAGGCCCTGCTGGTTGACTTTGCTCTTGGTAAAAAGTTGCAGCCGGCCGAGAAAGTCGCTTCCCTTGGCGAGATCGGCGAACTGTTCGTCCGTGCCGAGTTGGGTGGAGGGAAGCTGGTTGAGGTTGACGGGAACCAAAGCAGTGTTGTCGGACATAGTTGTGCCTGGAG